AAACGTCCACGAATTACAACTTCAGGGATGGCAAGTTCACGTTGCTGTGCTTTCGGATATTCATTGGGATAACCCTAAATGCGACCGAGATTTACTTAAAAGACATTTGGACTTTTGTAAAGACAACGATATTCCAGTAATAATTAACGGGGATTTCTTTTGCTTAATGCAAGGGCGAGGCGATAACCGCAGAAATAAAGAAGACGTAAGACCTGAACACAACAACGCTCGTTATTTAGATTCGATTGTAGAAACTGCGGTAGAATGGTTTGAACCTTACGCAAACACGATTAAACTAATTGGATACGGAAACCACGAAACAGGAGTAATAAAGTTTCAAGAAACCGACTTATTGCGTAGGTTCGTGGACTTATTAAATTATAAATGTTCGTCAAGCGTTCAAACTGGTGGGTATGGTGGTTGGGTTATTATTCGCCAATTCTTAAATACAACTTCACAAGTAAGCACCAAAGTAAAATACTATCACGGCTCAGGTGGTGGTGGTGTAGTCACCAAAGGAGCATTGAACCTTACCCGTGCGTTAGAGATGTACGAAGACTTTGACGTATTTACAATGGGTCATATCCACGAAAATAGTTCTCGTAATGACGTAAGGGAATGCGTTAACCACAACTCAAAAAAAGGTTACTCAGTTAAACAACGTCAACTACACCTTATGTTAACGGGAACATATAAGGAAGAATACGGAGAAGGTTCACACGGATGGCACGTTGAACGTGGCGCACCTCCAAAGCCATTAGGCGGCAGAATATTGAAAATTGAATGCAAAGATATTGATAACTCAATGCAGAAAAATATAGATTCGTTCAAATTTCCGTTGTAGATTTGCACCATAGCGTTGAATTGGGGTAGTGATACCCCTTTTTTAGTTTATAGCCTTATTTTATTAGGCTTTTCGTAAGGTTATACCCTTACTTTTGTCGCATATATCTCCTAAATTTGCGACATTCCTTATTTAGAATGATTATAAATTATTGAAAAGTGAAAAAAAATTGTTAAAAAGTTTGGTGGATTGAAACCTTTACTTTATATTTGTGTATAATTATTAAAACAAACGCTATGAAAACAATTAAATTAACAACCGAACAGTACCAAAGGAGTTTGAACGCTCGAAACATTAACCATTTATGGTTATACCGTCGCCAAGAAACAACGCAAAGAACGCATAACAACAGCATTTTTTTAGGGCGTACAATCGGAGAACCTTTTGCGTGTTTAGTGGTAGAAGACGACGGTTGTATTTTTGACGGGGACATTGAAAAGGTATTTGGAAAAGGTGCGTTTTACGACGGTGCAGTTTCGCCACACGATAAAGAAAATATGAATGTTGACGTTTATTACGTTAAAGGATTAGTTAAATAATTAAACAAGGGGGGTGCGCATCCGTAACGCACATTAATTAAACACGCTATGGAAACAACTGAATTAAAATTGGAAGTATTTGAAAATTTATTTATTACAATAAAGTTAAATGAAAGTATGGATGGCTATACTTTCAAAACACCAAAAGGATGGGGTGGTCGGCATTACTATTCATTGTGTAACTATATTGACAATGCTATGGAAGAACAATTTAGTGATATTTATTGGACAATTCAAAACAATATACGCAATTCATAATAAAACGGGGGGTGCGCATCCGTAACGCACATTTAATTAAACACGCTATGGAAACAACTGAAATTAAAATTGAAAGAACAAGAAGCTACGGACACTATCGTATTACTGGATTTGTTAACGGAATCGAAGTAAGCGCAATTACAACCGATTCGGAAGCATTCGACTATTTGAATGACGAAGACAACGAAGAAAAACACAAACAAGCGTTAGCGCATTGTGAGTTTAAGTTAATTCAAGCATACGAAAACCTTTAACAATGGAACACTTTAATAACGCTTTAGATTTCCTTCAGGAGAACGAATCTAATCAAACTGCTTTAATTACATTTATCGAGCAGTTACTTTGCGAAGCATCGGAAGAATCAATCGAGAAGGCTTTACAAAACACGAATGAATATTTAACCCTTTTAAAAAAATACAAATGAAAAACTTAAAGGAGATTTATGACGGCTTAGACAACGAAGGAAAAATGATGTTACAATCACTCGTTGAGTTGATTATGCTAACGGCTACGATTGGAGGTAGCTTATTATTAATTGCTTATTTTATTATGTTATGATAGTAGAGATATTTTACCCAGTTGCGTATTTTTACGCAGATACATTCGAAGGAGAATGCACGTTTGAAGTTTCGTTAGATGAACGATACGAAGAAGAAGGAGATATTAACATTGATTTGTGTACAATCGTGGCTTATCGTTCCGACTTGGAAATAGAATTAGAACACATTTTAACGGAACAGGAAACGGAACAACTACGAGACGCAGTTTATTGGGCGGTTCATAACTCCGAATTACACGAAGATTTATTAAAAGAAGCAGATAACTATAAACAACAAATGGCTTATGAAAACGGAAAGAACTCAAGAAGACAATTTTGATTTACCCGACCAAGTTCGTTGGTGGCTAAGTGGCGAAGGTTGGATACATAAAAACGGACATTTTAATTTTAACCATTATTGTAACGTAGTACACGCAAAATATGAAGACATACGAAATAACACACTATTATCAGGAAACATCGACATCCGGCAGAAAACGAACAAAATCCGTTGTAGAAGCGTATTCCCCACACCACGCTAAATTAGTGTTAGATATTTGGGAAGGGTTAATAATTAAAATCAAGGAACTATGATAAAAGATTTAGTCAGTCAATTAGTAGAAGAAAACGAACTCAGGCGCAGAAGTAGAAAAAGACGAAATGTAAATCAACGATGCTTCCTAATTAATAAGATGCGGGAATACGGATACACCTACCGAGATATTTGCAACGTATTCGGACTTACTCACGCAAGCGTAGTTCACGCTAACAACCGAGCGGAGTTATGGGAATCGTACAAAGAAAAAACTTACTTGTTAGACACGGAACACCTACGAGCAATCTTTAATAATATCATTATTGAAAGGTCGGTTACGGACTTCATCAACGATGTTAAATACTGCGGTGGTCTTCGTGAACTGGAAGCAATCCAAGAACGCTTAAAAAGAAAAGAATACAAATTTGAAACACAATTAGAATAATTTAGTTATATTTGTGAACGCATTCATCCTACATTATAAATGCGAAAAGGAAGTTATTAACCCTTTGAATGAAAGTGAGGTAGGATGCACTGGATTTCAGAGGGTTTTTTTATTTATTAAAATTTGAATTATGTTAAGACAAGAAGAAAAGTTTACAACTGACGAAAACGATGTTTTTACTTTATGCATTGGAGATTTTACAGGTAAATTAATTATTGACACCGAAGAAAATTGGATTCGATTAAACAAAGAAGAACTAAAGCAATTTATTGAAATTTTAAGCGGTTATTATGAGCGGTTGGATTAAATTACATAGGTCTTTAAAAGAATGGGAATGGTATGAAGACCATAATGCAACTCGTTTATTAGTTCATTTACTCGTGTCGGTTAATTACGAAGATAAGCAATGGAGAGGACAGGAAGTAAAAGCGGGAACATTTATAACAAGTTGGGAGAATTTATCTTTAGAAACTGGGTTATCAATTAAGCAAGTAAGAACCGCAATGACTAAATTAGAAAAGTCGCAAGAAGTTACACGCAATGCGACAAACAAATGGCAAGCTATAACACTTGTAAAATGGGATAAACTACAATGTTTAGATACTAAAGAAGGGCAAGCAGAAGGGCAGACAAAGGGCAAACAAAGGGCAACAACTAAAGAATATAAAGAAATTAAAGAAGAAAAGAATACATATAGACGCTTCGCTCATTTATCTATGTCTATGGATGAATTTGATAAGTTAAGGTTATCGTGGAATGAACAACAAATAAACGACACTTTAGACGAAATAGAAAACTATTCTAAAAACAAACAATACAAAAGTTTATATTTGACTGCTAAAAAATGGTTAACTAAAAACTATCCACCACCAAAAGACGAACCGTTTAAGTTTCCTTGGCAATAATTAAAAACGAACTATGAAAGGATTTAAAGTAACAAAAGCACACGAAGTAATAGATGACTTATTTCGATATCGAAACAACTACCACGAAAAAGGTAAATATCTTGGATTCGAAGGAATGGACGAATATTATTCAATGAGTTTGGGAAATTGTACGGATTGGACTGGATTTCCGATGAGCGGTAAAACGCAAGTTCTTATGGAGTGCTTAATGAATACGAGTCGTTTTTATGGTTGGAAGCATTTGGTTTATTTTCCTGACGTAGGTACTAATGTTGAAATAATCGCGGACTTAATTAACAAGAAAACGGGTAAAAGTTTTAATCCTGAAGCATTTAACGTAATAACTGATGATGAAATAATAAATGCAATAGATTGGATAACGCACCACTTTAAGGTACTAACGCGAAACGATATTAAGGCGAAAATGACACCGATTGAGTTTTGGGATTACGCGGTACAACTAAAAAAAGACGAAGGATTAGAAACTGCTTCTATTGATTCTTGGAAGGACTTAAACCACCCTTACAACGATTACGGTGGTTATGCTCAGTATTTAGAGTTCGTTCTTCCGTATCGTAACCAAATCGCAGAAGACAACGACTTACACCTGCATACTATTATTCATCCCAAGTTAACCGAAAAGGAAAACGGAAAAAGAAGCGCACCAGTTCCATACGATTTAAAAGGCGGTTCGGAATGGTTTAATTCGGGAAAGTGTATGATAACGGTACACCGAGACGACCCAACGTATTACAAAGCAGATTTGTACTTTAACAAGATTAAACCACGTTCAAACGGAAAGATAGGTAAACACGAAATATTCTTCGATAAAGAAAAATTAGTTTACTTTGAACAGGAACAACAAGGAAACACATTAATTAAAAAATACGCTAAAGCAAAATAATGGACGATTACACAATTTTAAGAAGCCAAGTTTTACTCTCTCATACTTACGTGAAAGTTCAAGCGAGTTTAAACGACATAAAGATGAAACATCCAAATAGAACGGATTTAATTGATTCAATGGAAGAAACACTAAGTGAACTCCAAGAAGTTAAAATGTACATTAACCAACTGGAGCAAGAATACCGAGCGTTGCGCCAAAGTGCATACCGATTAGAATTAATTAACCTTGACTTGAAAGCGGAAAACAACCGATTAACCGCAGAAAATAAAGCATTAAATTATGAATAGAATAAAAGTAGGAAGCGACTTTTCAGGAGTAGGTGCATTCAACCAGGCACTCATTCGTTTAGGGGTTGAATACAAGGAAGTGTTTGCCTGTGATATGGATAAGTTTGCTCGTGAGACATTCATCCACAACTATGGTGAACCGGAATACTATCCAACCAACGTATATGACCGAGCAATTCCATCCGAATCTTTAGATATTTATATGACTTCGCCACCCTGCCAAGCATTTTCATTATCGGGAAAACGATTAGGAAAAGAGGATAAACGCGGAATCTTATTTTTTAATTCACACGAATTTATTCAGGTAAACAAACCGAGGTTTTTTATATTTGAAAACGTCAAAGGATTGCTTTCGGACGATAACGGAAAAACATTTAGTGAATGGGTAAATTTACTTGGTGGGAAATCGGTTAACGGATTGCCTGTTTTATTTGCTTACGAAGATTCAGTACCTTATCATTTATATTGGAAGGTGTTAAACGCAAAAGAACACGGAGTTCCACAAAACCGAGAACGAGTATTTTTAATTGGTATTAGAGATGACAAAGACAATAACTTTAGATTTCCGCCTGAAGAACATTTAACCAAACGATTGAAAGACGTATTAGAAGATAACGTAGAAGAAAAGTATTTCTTGAGTGAGAAAACAATTCAATCAATAATGAAAAGTAAGTTTGAAGATTGTAAGCCGATGGATTATTCAAGAGAAGATTATAGAAAGGAAAACATTTCAAAATGTATAAAAGTTGGAGGAGATGTACCTTGCTTTATAGTCAACGCAGCAACATCAAAAGGTTATGAACAAGCAACTGAAGGTGATTCAATTGCTCTTGCACATCCCGGTTCGAACACAAGACGTGGTCGTGTTGGTAATGGCGTTGCGCAAACGATTGACACTTCATCAACACAAGGTGTGTGGATTGCCGACTATCGTGCCGACGAAGGATTGAGAATAAGAAAAGACGAAATTTCACCTTGTATGACTTCGTCAATGCGTGATTCACCTGAATGGAATCCAAAAGCAGGTACAAGAAATCCGCCTTTAATTGGCGATGGATTCAAAATCCGACGTTTGACACCACGGGAATGTTTTAGGTTAATGGACTTCCCCGATACATTTACTTGGACTTGTTCCGATTCACAAGCATATAAACAAGCGGGTAATTCAATCGTTGTAAATGTACTTTACAAAATACTTAAAAATTTGCCGTTATGAAATGTAAAAACTGCAAAGCCGTATTTACTCCGGTAAAGTTCAATCAAAAGTATTGCCTTGAATCCGATTGTGTTCGTGTTTGGGTAGAATCGGAAAAGGAAAAACAATGGAAGAAAAAGAAGAAGCAACTAAAAGACGAACTACAAACGTTACCAGAGTTGCTTAAATTGGCTCAAATAACATTTAACAAGTACATTCGACTACGCGATAAGGATAAACCTTGCGTAAGTTGTGAAAAGCCGTTAGGTACAAAATATGACGCTGGGCATTATTTCAGTATGGGCGGTCATAAGGCCGTAACTTTTGACGAAGACAACGTACACGCTCAATGCGTAACGTGTAATCAATATAAACACGGAAACTTATTAAACTATCAAATCGGTATTCAGGAACGAATAGGTGCAGATAGATTAATAGAACTACATTCCCGCGCTCACGATGTCAAGAAGTGGACAAAAGACGAATTAAACGAGATTATTAAACGCTATAAAAAAAAGATAAATGAACGAACAAACGCTATTTGATTACTTAAAAGGTAAGTACTGGAATGACCTTACACAAAGTAAAGACAAGTTTTCTTTTTACGATTGCTTTTCGGAATCAACAAAAACACGAATAGAACTTAAATGCAGAAAAAGACACTACCCAAACTTACTTATAGAAAAAGACAAGTATTTTAAATTAGTAAAAAGATACATAGAACAAAACGAAATCCCGTTGTACATCAATTCAACACCTGAAGGAATTTATGTTTTTGATTTACGAGTAATTAAGCCAACTTGGACTACTGATACACGGATGCCACAAACAACGGAATTCGATATAATCAACAAAGTAGAAAAGACATACGCACTAATTAATATCGAGCAAGGAAAAAAAATTTAAAAAAAATTTATATCAAAGTATTGCTATTTAATTTAGTATTGTTATATTTGTGTGTAATTTTAATTTATACGCTATGAAACATTTATTTAAATCGTTGGCAGCCTTCCAACAAGAAGTACCAGTAATTCACAAGGGTACACAAGGCTTCGGTTATTCTTACGCTGATTTACCAGCTATCTTTGAAAAGATTAACCCGCTTTTAGCTAAACACGGATTAGGATTTACTCAGTTGATTAATTCTAAAGAAGGTGAAAACTATTTAGTTACCGTACTTTTTCACGTTGAAACGGGAGAATCAATAGAAAGCACTACCTTAATTCCGCAAGTTGAACTTAAAAATATGAATTTATACCAATCCTTCGGGGCGGGTTGTTCTTATTTTCGTCGCTACTGCCTTAGTTCTATTTGTGGGTTAGTTACGGACAAAGATACTGACGCTTCAGGCGAACAAGTAAAAGACGAATCAAAGAAGCCTACAATAGACCAAAAGCGTTTAGGTAAGGCTTTAGAAGCAATCGCAGAAGGTAAATACACAAAAGACGAACTATTATCGAACTTTAGTTTAACCGATTCACAAATCAAATTACTTGAAAACGTATGAAAGTCCGATGTTCTCAAATTGGTAAGATAATGACTAACCCCCGCAAGTCGGGGGAAGTCCTAAGCCAAACCGCTAAAACGTACGTTCAAGACCTTGTGTTATTAGAAAAGTACGGAATCCGTAAAGAGTTCTCCAGCAGATACACCGACAAAGGAAACGATGTCGAAGAACTTTCGATAGCATTGGTTAACGAGGTATTGAATTACAAGTTCATTTACAAGAACGATGAACACTTTGAAAATGATTGGGTTACAGGAACACCGGACGTAAACACGGATGAAGTATTAATTGACGTTAAAAGTTCGTGGGATGCTTCTACATTTCCATTCTTTGAAACTGAGTTACCAAACAAAGATTATTACTATCAACTTCAAGGGTATATGTGGTTAACTGGTAAACAGGAATCCGTGTTAGCGTATTGTTTAATCGACACCCCGTTAGAAATGGTAGAAGACGAAGTAAGACGAGCGCATTGGAAACTACACCTAATTGACGAAAACACGGAACTACGTCAAGAAGTAGAATCTAAACACAAATTCGGACACATACCTAACAATCGAAGAGTTAAATATTGGTTCGTTCAACGTGATGAGCAAGTTATTGAGCAAATCAAAGAACGGGTAGAACTATGCCGTGAGTATTACAATCTATTAATGAAAACGATATGAAACAAACAGTTGAATGGTGGAAGCTATTAATTGTATTTATATCAGCTATAGTACTTGAAGCAAATAGTATAGCTGGCTTTAGATTTCTAATGGATAAAAATTGGATAGGTATGGTGATGATGGTTGGCATTAATCCATTCCTTTGCTTACCAATGAATCACTACACTATAGAAGTAAAAAAATTCAAACAAAGAGCATTAATTGCATTAGCATTTAGTTTAGGATTTGCAATAGGAGTATTAACAATAAGACCATTTTTTATTTAAATTTTAATGAAAACGATATGAAACAGACAGCAGTAGAGTGGTACGCAGTACAAGCAATGCAATTAGAAATACAGAGAGGCAAAGGTATTATTACAATTAGTCAAATGCTAAATGAATTGTCTAATATACTTGAACAAGCCAAAGCAATGGAGAAAGAGCAGATGAGAACAGCAAGCTGTCCATACATTGGTGGATGGGAGGAAGGTGAGTTTGAAGATTGGTATAACGAAACATATAATAAAGATGAAAGCAATATTAGAATTTAACCTACCCGAAGACGAAGTAGAATACTACTGCGCAAATAAAGGAACGGCTATGTTAAACGTACTTTGGGAACTCCGTGATGAACTACGCAAGATGTACAAGTACGAAGAACTAAACGAAGACGAATGGAAAATAGTTGAGCGAATGCGGGATTTTCTAAACGATAGCTTAAACAACCACGAAATAAACTTAAATAAATAACAAATGGAAACAAAAAACAACACGGGAGCAATTTTTAAGAACGATAAAAAACAAGGTAATCAACCAGACTACCGAGGTAAAGTAAATGTAAACGGAAAAGAAATGGAGATAGCGTTATGGTTGAAGGAATCCAGTAAAGGAACGAAGTATTTTTCGTGTTCATTTAGCGAACCATACGTGAATGAAACACCAAAACAAGTACACACACAAATAATAGACGAAGACGATTTACCCTTTTGATTATGTTTATAGATGATAACTCCTTACGCAAGGAACTGAAGCAAATACTTCTTACCAAAACACGAAACCAAGTAGTTAAGGAAATAAAGCAACGAGGTTTAAAGATGCACCAATACACAATAGACCGATTTTTATCAGGCGCATTGGTAAGCATCAAAACACTACGAACACTTGACGAATACGTTTACCGAGTAAGTAAAGGAATCTAACATTAAGCCGACTTTCGTGGTCGGTTTTTTTGTTTTTTGTTGTGATTAGAAATTAATCATTATATTTGACTACAAAATGAACAATGGAATGGCTTAACATCGTAGTGAAAGACCACAAAGAATGGGTTAAACTGGTCAAAAGTTTTGGCGAGGATTTCTTCGCTGAAGACATCGTGCAAGAATCCTACCTACGATTACATAAGTATTGCAAACCTGAAAATATTATTCAAGATGGTCAAGTCAATAAAGGTTTTATGTATTTTGTTTTACGCAATCTTTACCTATTACACGTTAAGGCTGAAAAGAAGAACGAAATGGTAAACCTTGACAACTTACCCTTACTAAAAGACGAACCAACCAACCTAACTAAAGAAGAAGCCTATACACGATTGCTCAGTAAAATACACGAAGAAGTAGATTCGTGGCATTGGTACGATAAACAACTTTTCACGATATACAAAGACACGGATTTAAGTATTAGAGACATCGCAAAGGAAACTACAATCAGTTCCAGTTCAATCTTCAATACCTTAAAGAACTGCAAAAGCAAAGTAAGGAATAAGTTTAAGGAAGATTATGAGGACTACAAAAACACGGATTACGAATTAATTAAATAAAATAAATATGGCACGAAGAAAAAAACAAGCCGAAGGTTTAGGAGACACGGTAGAGCAAGTTTTAGAAGCTACAGGAATCGCAAAGGTAGCTAAATGGGTATTAGGCGAAGATTGCGGATGCGAAGAACGTAAACAAAAGTTAAATGACCTTTGGAGATACAAACGACCTGAATGCCTAACGGAAGACGAATACAAATATTTAGACGGATTCTTTGCACAGGGTAGAAATTCAGTTTCTCCAAGCGAACAACGAGAACTACTTAAAATCTACAATCGAATAATGCACGAAAAAATGCAACCTACAAGTTGCGGTTCGTGTTTACGGGAAGTAGTAAACAAATTGAACAAACTTTACGCAATCTATAAAGAAGAACAAGATGCCGATACCACAACCAACGAGTAACGAAAGTGAAAAGGAATTTATCCAGCGTTGTATGGATGATTCTAAAATGAAGGACGAATACGATATAGACCAACGCTACGCAGTTTGTCAAGATGCGTTTAAAACCAAGTTAGCCGGCGAAAAGATTTCATTCGATTTTGACGGAACTTTAAGTACGAAACGAGGTTACGAAAAGGCGAAGCAACTAATAAGCGAAGGAGCAGAAGTTTACATCATCTCAGCAAGGCAAAATAAAGACGGAATGTTAGCTAAAGCAAACGAGTTAGATATACCAGTAGGAAGGGTTTACGCTATGGGTAGCAACGAAGCTAAAATTGAAAAGGTAAAGGAACTTGGAATAGTAACACACTACGATAACAACGTTGATGTCGTACGAGCATTAAGAGGAATAGGCGCAATAATATGAAAATAGAAAAAGTAAAGTTATCGGAAATTAAACCGAACCCGAAAAACCCAAGACTAATTAAAGACGAAAAGTTTAAAAAATTAGTTCAATCAATTAAGGACTTTCCGCAAATGTTGGAACTTCGTCCCATTGTAGTTGATGAGAATAACATTATATTAGGTGGAAATATGCGTTTTAAGGCACTTAAAGAAGCAGGACATACCGAAGTGTCAATAGTTAGAGCGAACGACCTTACAAGCGAACAAAAAGACGAATTTATTGTAAAAGATAACGTAGGATTCGGGGAATGGGATTGGGATAGTTTAGCAAACGAATGGGATGTTGATAAACTTGAGGAATGGGGTTTAGATATTCCTATATTTGATAGTAATATAAATGATATTGAACAAATTGATGAATTTAATGAGTCAGTAAATTTTACAATTAAATGTGAATCTATTGAACAACTAGAGGAATTACAAACTAAATTAAATTGCTCTTCTAATAAATTAAAATATGAAGACTTTTTAATTAAAGTTGCATTATGAGAATAGCATTATTAGATATTAAGGTAGGCACTAAGATAGGAAGTAATTTTACTGCCGTAAATATGCGTAATATGATATTGCTACAAAAAGAATTAGGAGCTGACTTTTATTATTCAACAGACCAGTTAATTAATAATAATAAGGAATATGATATATTTATATTTGGGTTTGCATCTATTAATGGCGAAATAGAAAAACAATTTGAATTTGTAAAAAAATCACCAAATTCAAAAATATTTAGATTAGTTGGAGAATATGAGCAAAGTGGACATCCTCCGCTTTATTATGTATTGACAAGATTAAATAAAATGCACCACGTAATAAGCAATGTAGATGAAAATTTTAATAGTTATGGAAAGTATAAATCAGGACAATCATTTCTAAATTTAAACTTACTTGTGGTAAAACAATCAAATCAATTAATAGAAAAAAAATACGATTGTATTTATTATGGTAGATGGAGAGAAGATAGAAAGGAGTATTTTAAAAAGTATATCCAAGATGGAATATATTTAAGTA